AGACCAAAGGACTCAGAAGTGTCAGTAATGTCAACGTCACTGCTACCATAACCAGAACGAGTGGTCTGGGTGGCAGATACGATAGGGACCTTGGCTTCGACAGCCAACCCTCTAAGCTCCTCTGCAATTGACTTAACAAGAGTATAGGAATTAATATTGGCAGCCCCTTTGTAACGCGAAGAGGCGCAAATATTAAGATAGTCCACAAAAACAATGTCAGGTTTGAAAGACTTCTTAAGTGCGAGATCGTTAAATAGTGCCCTAAAGTGTCCAACATGAGCAGATGCCGTGGGATATTCCTTGACAATTAACTTGCCTTGGGTCTTCTGTGCAATCTTATTTACCTTGTTCTCGAACATCATCTTTGGCAACTGTGCGAGATCCTGAATATTAACGTTCAAAAGATTAGCATCGATACGTTCAGCAATCTTCTCCTCTGCCATCTCCATAGTGATGTACAAGACGTTCCTACCCTGAAGAAGACATGCGCTAGCCATGTGACACATGAACAGAGACTTACCAACACCAGTGCCAGCAAGAGCAATGTTCAGAGTCTTTGCAGGTAGACCACCTTTGGTGATCTTGTTGAGCATCTCAATATCAAAAGGAATCTTAGACTCTACCTTATGATAACTATCATAACGTTCAGAATAGTCCTCAATGTAATCGTGTCCAATATGATTATCAAACGATACCGCGAGAGCATCACTCAAGATGCTAGGGATTGCCTCTGGTCCCTTAAGACTATCCTTGCCATCTGCAATCTTGATAGACTCCATCAGCGCAAGATAAATGGCACGTTCTTTACACCACTTTTCAGTAGTGTCTAATGCCCATTGCAGATCAGATTTTTCATCATCGATACTCTTAATATACTCCAGAAGACCCTTGTACTGGTCGTCTGAAATATTACTAAGGTTCCCTGCTTCAATCTCCAAAGCCTCCTTAGAAGGAGTGGCATTGTAGTCAGTGAAATACTTCAGAATAATCTGGAACAGATTCCTTTCACCAGAATCATTGAAGTATTCAGACTTTATGAAAGGAAGCGATTTTCTTAGATACTCCTCATCATTCAGGAGATTCTTCAGAACCAGATTCTCTACTGTCATTCTCAGTTACTACAAACGTGAACATCAAAGTTATTCTCTCCTCGTTAGATTGATTCTTCGGAGAAGATGTATGCAGGTAAGAAGGATAGATAACTAGATCCCCTTCTTTCACCCAGACCCCAGAGACGGGATCCATTTCATCAGATTTAAGATCTGGTCTCAAACAGTTTAGCAGATCGTAGGACGGATGGTAGTACAGATCTGCTTGGTGACGTGTTTCGTCATACTTTACATAGTGGACCGCGCTATAGTGTCCAGGAAGACTACAATCTCTATCAAGCTGATCACCAGAACCAAGAACAACCAAACGTACATTTGTTATCGTTGCACTCCCATCAGGATTTACTTCTTCCAAGAACTCTTGCAATACATCTGAGTACAGAGATAGCAAACTTTCTACGGACTTATTATATAGAGTAAATGGTCGGGGTTGTTCAAACTTAAACTTGGAATACAAGTCAGAAATACTTTGCTTAATCTCATTATCAAATTCGACAAAGTATTTCCTAGCAACAGAAGGAAACAATACTGTCTTCATTTATCAGCTCCATACTTGAACTCCTGACCTGCTGCCCAATCAATCTGTTCCATTATTTCGGGGGTGAAATATTTCTCGGGATCAGCAAGAATAACAGAAGGATAAACAGAGGATTCCCCAACAACGACACGATTGCCTTTGCGCTGGAATACTCCGTACTTCTCACCCAACTCCAGTAGTCCATAATACTTATCAAGTCCCCTTGAGTCATAGAACAACCTCGTTTCTACTCTAGAATTTTCTTTAGTAAGACGGGACTTGGCAGCAGTAGCTTTGATGATATTACCAACTACTTCTTTACCATCCTTCTCTTTAGACTTGGACAAATAGATGATAGTGCTAGCAGCATACTTGAGACCAGAACCACCACCCATCTCCTTGGTGGGAACGTAAGCACCGACGACATCGTAGGTGTGATTAGTCACAAGCATAGGAACACCTGCCTTGCCCAACTTGAGAGTCAGCACACGGAAGATAGACTTGACAACCTGAGCACGAGTCATGTCACGAGTCTCTTTGCCTGCCTCAGAGTCTTCAATCTCCTTGGTGGTAGAGAGCATACCCAGAGAGTCGAGCACAAACATCAGAGGTTTGCGATCATCTTTCTTTTGCTCCAGATACTTATCGAGGATACGAATCGCTTGGGTACGAAACTCCTGAACAGTGGTAATGGGAACCAACATCATGCGAGAGCTATCAATGCCTCGCTCCTCAATCATCGATTTTGAGATTGCTGATTCAGATTCAAAGTAGATAACACCTGCTTCTGGGTCGTTGGCAAGGAAACTTTGAACCATGCCCAAGCAGAAGAAGGTCTTTCCAGTGGAAGATTCCCCTGCGATTGCGGTGATCTTATTAGAAGGAATGCCGCCGTAAATAGAACCGCTAACGAGAGCGTTGAATATGTAAGAGCCGCTATCCACATAGCCGCCGATGTCTCCGACTGATCCTTCTGCGAGGATTCCTGCATACTCATTGTCAATTTCCTTTACGATATCCTGTAAAAAATTCATGAAAATAAAAACTCAAGATTGGACACTTTCTCTGTCTTCCATCCTATCACGTCGAGAATGATCTGTAAAGGATCTAGGAAGGCTTTTTTAAATTGAGCGTCACGATCAATGCTGTTCTCCAGTTCCAGTTCCGTAGGGAACGTGTTGAGGAACGAAACAACATTCTCATTGATTTTATTTGGACGCCGTAGATATAGAAACTTGATCTTCTCACCTTCTTGAATCAGTGGATATTTGTATTCAAGTTTCTTTTTAGAGACATAAAAATTATATAGCAACGCGCCACGAACATGTATAGGGGTGCCCTTTGAATACACGGTTGCATGGGACTTGAACTTTGATAGTCCATTGACCGACCTCGGAAACGCAACATCTTCGGGCGGTAACGAATTGAATTCATCCCTGAAACTATCTATGTAAGATATAAGGTCTTCTTCAGTTTTCGACATGATAATTGTCAGGGCTTCCTTAATTGCCTTGCGACAAGGGGCAGGAGTGGAAGATTTGACTGCCTCAATACCCATCATTTTGAGTTTAGGTTGGGCATAGCGAACACCTTCGCTGTCCCACACATTCAAGATGTAGCGTTTCTTGGCAGTCCAAATACCACGGTCGGCAATGTTCTCACGCTTCATGAACATCTTCTGTTCATAGGCGTTTGCGTACTGGGCTAACTCTTCGTATGATTTTGTGATGAAGGGTTCGATTTGATTTTGACAGGCATCATCGAGAAACTTGACAATCCTCTCTTTAGGAACATCTTGTACATCAAATACGCGATTAACGAGTACATCAAGACAGAGATAGATGCTGTCAGTATCACTGGCAATAACATAATCCTGGTTCTCCGTTTTAAGTAATTTGTTTAGATACTGGTTCATTTTGTTTTCGATCCAGCGAATCGACACCTGACCAGACAAGGTGATTGCCTCAGCATTAGCGAGGTTATAGTAGCGGAAGTATTGGTTACCGATGGCACCATAAGCACTGTTCAGTTGGATCTTACGAGCCATCTGAATGTTGTTGTACTTGCTGATTGCCTTCTCGATTTCCTTGGAAGGATTCTTCTCATACTCCTGCTTGGCAGCGAGCATCAGCTTCTTAGACTGAACACGTTCATCATAGATCTTCTGCATCATTTCGGGCAGGAATCCATGCACATCTTTGCGGTACTGTGAACCATTGGCACACAAGCAGTACCTAGGATCAGGGTCAACCTCTTGATTCAGGATCCTTTCAACAGTTGCATAGGGATGCCTCTGTTGAACAAGGGTCTCTGGCGAGATGTTGTACTGCATAATAAGATGAGGGTAGAGAGAGTTAAGGTCAAAAGACACAACCCAATCATACCTTCCAGGAATCGGTTCCTTGACGTATGCTCCTGCGTATTTTTCACTCTTGTCGCTGCGTTTTGCGGGAGGAACTACTAGATTTTTATCCCTCAAGAAATTATATATGAGAGTATCCCACATTCGTACTTGAAAGTACACATCTTTCAAGTTGACCTTAGCGTCATATGCAAGGGCAATAGCAAGCTCAACCAGTTTCATCTTTTCCTCAAGGCGCAAAACAAGTTCCACGTCCTTGATGTTGTAGTCAATGAACTTCTGCCAGTCACGAGTGTAGAACTCCTTAAAGTTCTCAAACTCACTGTGATCCAACTTCTTCTCACCGAGTTCTACATTTGCAATGTGATCAAGGCGATAGGATTCTTGGTTGGTGTAGGTGAACTTCTTGTAGAGATCCAGATAGTCCAGCACATTAATACCATAGATGTTGTAGATGATCTGCTGACGACCCTTGATCTCCATATCCTCGCGGTGGACAATCCTCCACGGGGATATATGCTTCATCCTCTTCTCCCCAAACAGACGTTCCAAACGTCCGCAAATGTACGGGATATCATACAACTCCACGTTCCATCCCGTAAGCACATCTGGAAACGAAGTTCCCCAATAAGCCAGGAAAGACTCAAGAAGATGTTCCTCATCGTCGCAAAAGATATACTCAACATCCTTACGAGAATTGTCGTATGGACGTGTCCCCCATACTTTAATCTTCTTCGTTGAATAGTCTTGTACTGTAATCGAAAGAAGCGGTTCCGCGCACTCCTGCACGTTAGGGAAGCCATTTTCACATGCCACCTCAATATCAAGAGACGTAATCTTAAGAGTCTTGATATTGTAATCAACTTCACCAGGAAACTCTTCCGAGATGAATTGATAGAGATATCTGTCATACCCATGAACATCGAAACCGTCTACATCACGATACCGTTCAATGAACTGCCGTGCTTCACGAACAGATTCAAAACGAACAGGTTTAGCATAGCGACCATCAAGAGTTCTGTGCTTGGTCTTTTTATCAGTAGTGACAAAAAGGGTCGGTGAGAACTTCACTTGCCTTTGGATTCGCTCAAGAAGACCGCCAGGTCCCTCTTCATATCCAAGGTAGAGAAGGTCGTCACCGACCAGTTGAACATTGGTGTAGAAACTCATTTAGTCACTGACTCATACTTTTTACGGATCTCATCCGTAGGTTCTACTATTGTAGCAAGCGTTTCGGAATAAAGCAAGATGTCCTGGTCCACTGTCCAAAGTGGCCAAGGACTCAGGGTTCCATCATCCTTTACCTGATATGGCTCTTGCAAATGGCAAGCTGGTTCTTCGTCCAGTTGCTCAACTCTCGATACTAGATGCGTCCCGTTCTTCAGAACTACAATCATCACTTCCATCTTCATCTCCCATTAATTTTTCTGCTTCTTCAAATAATTTATCCATATCCAAATCACCAACTTCTCCAGCAATCATGCTCTCATGCTCTTTGAAGTTCTTCTCATAGTTCTGTTCAGAGATGGCAGATAAGTATTGATTTGCAATACTATCTAGAGGATCGTATGCAGTTAATACATGATGACCAGGGAGGAAAAAATCTCTATCTTTACTCAGTGGTGCCCAGGGAAACCAATGGAGTTGATATCCCTGATCCCTATTAAAAACAATTCCACCATCAACATCGGAAACAATTTCCAACCTAAATGGTTTGTGCATATGATATCCGATAGGTTGTTTTGTATCGGGATCATACATCTCACGAACTTCGGTGATTACTTCTTCACCAGATTTCAACAATAAAAGTTTTACACTCATTCGACATCACCAGTCATCTTACCAACGTTTTGAATGTAAGTCTCACGAAGACTTGGTTGTGGCTCCATAATGGTAACCACATAATTGGGATTGATTGCAATTTGAGTATCAGTTGTCAAAGGATTCCATGGTTGATAGTAAACTTTAACATCTGGATCCATTACAATCCCAGTTCCCTCAAGTTTGGGATTATCATACTCAATTTTATATGGGTAGTTAAAGACCCAAGCTTGACGTTCTCCAGTGTCCTTATGAACTGCCTCTTGGAGATCAGCGATGACGCTATCACCATTCATGAGAACTACAACTTTAACTCTTTCTGCGTTAACCATACCTAAGAATACTTTTATATAAGATTATAAAAGGGTCCCCGACCTTTGTCAAGGACCCAGCGATTATTTAGGTTTTGATTTCAAAGACCTTAAGCTGTTGATGTTCTGGAATAACCTTTTGAAGATTGATCGTTAACAATCCATTTCTGAATGTAACTTCACTAACTTCAACATCATCAGATAAGTTGAATCCTCTAGCGAAGGTTCTCGTCGCAACACCACGGTGCATGTACTCCTCTTCCTTGGTGTCCTTCGCTGCCTTGGAACTGATTAGTAGGACGTTTGTCTCCAACGTGACTTCAATCTCATCCTTATCCCAACCAGCAAGTGCCATCTCAATACGCCACTTAATATTCGATTCTTTCACGATATTGTAGGGTGGGTATTGACCTCCTGGGTGATTGTGACCATATGAATACAGTCTGTAAATCACATCGTCCAATCCGACACTGTATCTGTTTACAGCATCAAAAATTTTATCGACATCCTTCGATGTCCATTTGGTAATGTCCATTTGTACTTCTCCTTTAAAAGCGAGACTAGATTGTGAGGACCCTTACGGCATCCACAATTATATATCAAAAAAGACAAAAAAGTGGGGGTCGTGAAACCCCCACAAAAGTAGCGTATATTCCGTATGTAGCGTGTCGCGCACGAAAAGCGACAGAACTATTTAGGTGACCAAAGCTTAGGATTGACTCTACCTTCGGTCTGTTTCATAGAAATAACACTTCGGTACTTATCCCAATAGTGATCAAAGATTTCCACTTTCTTAGAAGAGATGGCAATATCATACTTGACTATACCATCATCTTCATATGCTATTAGGTATGCAGTGCAGGGAAGACTTCTGTCATCCGCCGCAGTTGGATCACAATCTCTATGAACTATTATAATCTTCACTCTGCTTTCTTTTTACCAATGTTATACTTACTTTCAAGTGTCCAATCACCTTTCTCTTTATAAGAAAGAACTTTGATTTGACTGAGAGGAGCTACATCTGCAACTGTCTCTTTGAGAGCGATAGTAATCAATCCCCAATCCGAAAGGAGCTGGATGATTCTATTCCTACGCTGCACATCGTTAGTGCTGAGGTTTGCTTTCTTACCATCAAGAGCAAACAACTCTTTGAAGTGAACGATGTAATACTTACCTTGCTTGTGAAGAATGTGACAAGACTGGTATAGTTTCTTTTCCTTGCGAGATGCCACACCGATCCTGGTCAGTGTTTCACGAACCTTTAGGAAATCATCTGGTTCGTTCAGTGATACTTCCACCATCGCATCGGCAGTCCACTGAACTTCCTGATCAGAGATCGCCATCATCTTTTTCCTCCCATGTCATTTTTAGATCTAATAAAGTCAAGTTGTTCTTTAGTTAGAAGATTGAGAGCGATCTTAGCTTTTTCGTTACTATAACCATAGTATCGTTTTACATGCTCTAGATCGTCAATTTTTTCTTTCTTCAACCAAGGTGAGAAACGTTTGCGTTTCCTTACGATATTTATATAGAAATCGTACTGCATTTTCTTGTCGAGATGATGACTCTTGTTCATCTCATTTGAAAAAAGAATCGTGTCAATAAATCCAGAAAGACACTTGTTAATAATATATGGAGGATACTCACCAGAAATCTCGGGGGTTTCATCCAAAAGATTTTCCTTTGTTTGGTTGATACTATTCAACCATTCTTTCAGTTCAACTTTCATCAGTGGAAAACACGAGTAGGTCCAGTCACTCCAGTTCCGCTGCTATTGATCTGATAGATAGCCACAGAACCAGATTTCAATGTAATGTGAATCTCATTTCCATTGATGATTGCATGTTGGGAGTTTGGACAGAATGTACACAGAACTCCCCTTCGAGTGTGATATAAACTACAGTACCCACTAGGGAGTACACGAACCCCTAAACTTCCCATAATTAGTTAAAATCAATTCACGACGTTCTTTTTGATCCGACATGTATGTACCTGTGGATCTCATAGTATAAGTGTGATCATAATCATACTGACACCACTCAAGAAATCTCTCACAGATATCTGGATGGTTGTTGTAGGAAATCATGACATTGCAAAGCCAGGAATCCATCTCGTCAGCAAATCGGGCATGATCAAAACCCTTGTGCATGTTTCCTTTGTTCCCATACAAAACATCTTTGATGTCATACGGAGGATCTGCATAAACAAAAGTCAGAGTATCATCTGACTTAAGTGTCTCGTAAGAGTAGTTGGTTATTTTCCACCTTGAGATGAGTTTGGAATACTCTGGGAGTTTTTCAATTCCTCGCACTGTATAGTTGTTTTGACTTGCGAGTTTGGAGAAGGAGGAAGACTCAGTAAGACCACTGAAAGAGCACTTGTTAACAACAAAAAAAGCGCAAGCTCGGTTGAAGTTATCTTCCGTTCCGTCATTTAGAATCTCCTTACATTTCAAGAAAAGATCTCGTGCTTGATCTACCGTGGAGTTTTCTGTCTTCCACGATAGCAGTTGCTTTGACATATCTTCTCCAAACATCTGAAGATTCTGCCAGAAGTTTACCAGAGGTTCATACAAATCATTCACCCAGATGGGAACGTCCTCTGGAAGACGTTTAGTCATCTCAATGGCAACACTACCACCACCAAGAAACGGTTCACGATACTCAGTAATCTCCCGAGATGGAAGATACTTCATGAGTTTTACGGTTGCACGAGACTTACCACCTGGATACCTAAGAGGTGTTTTAAGAGATTTCATTTAAATTGACACTCACACATAATTTCTGTAAGAGCAGCAAGAAGATTGATCTCTTGATCAGCTACAAAAGCGGACTGATATTGATATTTTGCAATCACTAATACTGCCTGTGGGATGCTCTGAGGTTGCAGAGATTCATAGAGACCATCATAGATAGTCCTAAGAATAGCGTTAGGCTCATTATCAAGATTAGCATTTACCCACTTCCTTGTCAAGGTAAATTCTTTATTCTTGAGAGCATCAATAAGTTCACCGAGTTTTACTTCACTCAGCGCCGCCAGAATGCCAGTGTCGATTGTCCCCGAGGAGGAGTAGCGTTGGAGTTCGTTGAGAACCCTTCGGAAGTCAGGGAAGTGTTTTTGGATAACTTCTGCTGCAACCTTCGGATCATACGATACGCCCTCGCTCTCAAGTATAGCCCTGACACGGTTGAAAAATTCTCCTGCCAATTGGACTTTCTGCTTTCCTTTGATTCCAAAGTCAACAACACTGCACCTTGAGTGGAGGGGAGCAATGATCTTGTTCTTGTAGTTGCAGGTAAAGATGAAACGGCAATTGCCAGCAAATTCCTCAATAGACGCCCGTAGGAGGAGTTGAACGTCGTGCGTTGTGTTGTCTGCCTCATCAATGATAATGACCTTGTGTTTAGCAGACGACGTAAGTGAGACGGTCGAAGCGAATTGTTTCGCATTGTTTCGGACAGTATCAAGGAATCGACCTTCGTCGGATCCATTAATGACATAATAATCTACTCCAAGTTCATGACATAGTGCTTTGGCAACAGTGGTCTTACCAATGCCAGCAGTGCCACACAGAAGAAGGTTGGGGATCTCCCCAGTATTAACAAAAGCTTGGAATGCATCTTTAGTCTCCTTAGGGAGAATACATTCCTCAATGGTTTTGGGTCGATACTTTTCAACCCAAAGAAAATCATCCTTCATACTTAGAATCGGGTTCAAGTGCAATCAAATATTCAAGGTCCAGACTCTCATGTCTGAACAAAGATGCATTCTGCTTACTAACAATAACAGAGTAGTCACCAGGAAGAAGCTTCAGAGTTTCTACTTTGAAGTTGAAACAGAAGTTAGCATCAGTTTTGCCAACGTTAACTGCATAACTATTGGAGGTATCATTCTTCTTGTCCCGAACAACAAGATCGATCTTACTGCCATCACCAACAACGGAGAGATCTTCGACACCATAGATAGCAGCTGCCTTGGTGATATTAGAAAGATCAGACTCGGAGACCAAGAAGCAAACATCTTTGGAGGGAAGTTCTACCTTCTTGTCTGGAGGGGTTGTGATTACTGAGGGGTCAGTGAAGAAGTACCGAGTTTTATTTCTAGAATCTTTAATGGTAAGATAGCTCTCATGAGAGAAATCAAACTCAGGATCTTTGAAAAGAGTGAGTGCCATCAGAAACTCACTCAGATCATAGATAGCAAAATCCTTGGGGAAGTTTTCTTCAACAACAGTACGACCCAGAATATTCTTTTGGATGGAAAGGGTCGAAAGAGAGTTGCCCTTCTTAAAGCAGATCGACTGATTGATGGTTGAAAAGTTTTTCAGAATGCCGAGAGTGCTTTTAGAAAGTTTCATAGGTGTCACGATTAGCGTTTTTATCATTAAAGTGCAGAAGGAGAACAGCATAGTGCAGGACCTTCATAATGTCCATGCGAGCTGTGCCCTTCTTATCATAGCGAGAAGCATACTTCAGAATATTGCTGCGGCAGAAAGCTTCTCCATCGCCACATGCTTCAATAAGGTCTAGGGTTTGAATTGCATCATCACCAGCGGAATAGTGCTGACGATAAGTGTTACGAATATATTCAAGAAGTTCCTTTACAATCTTATCCTCTTCGTACTTATACTTCAAAGGACTGCCAGAAGAGATGTTAACATTACCAGTGATGTTAACGCTGCTCCCACTAGCATAATCAACAACGGGGTCACGATCATAGTTCAGAACAATTTTGTCTTCTTCCATAACATCATACAACAGGGACCAAGAGTTAGTCATAACAAAATAAAAATTCGTTAACGAGAGATTCGGCTTTTTCTTTACCGAACTTGCTGGAAAGATAACCACCAACGGGATCAAGTTCTTTCATGTACTTGTCAAAGTCGGAATAGACTGTGGTATCGGTTCCAGTTGGACAACTACATTCTACCATATCCTTGAAGGCAGTCAAGTATTTCCCAAACATGTCAAGGTGATCATTGACTTCGGACATGGTGCATTTAGCAACATAAACATTTTCAGAGAAATGATTACCAGGCTCAAAGAATCTGAATGTACCTTCTGCTTTGGGAAGATCTGGATGAGAGAACAGATAGTTCTCTACTGGATGCTGGAAGTCAAATACAAGGATTACTTTTTTATCAAAGAATCCCATCAAATCCATACCGAAACAGGGTAGATTCTCACCTGTCTTTGGATATATGATGTTATTGTAGATGCAAGACTTGTTGTCCCAGATCTCAACTTCCCTGGACTTGAGAACATATTTGTTGTTATAGATCTTGGCGGAAAGGGAGGTGCCTTTGTCCTCCCAGTCTGCCCAGTCACAAATGTTCTCGAAGTCGGGGAAGGTATTAAAAAGGAGCTTCTTGTACTCCGCCCACAAATTCAACATCGGCGTCTACCTTGTCATAAAGTTCTTGAAATGCCTGCTTCGTATCAGCATCGAAGCGACTGATGCAGGTCTGAATTGCCTTTGCCTTGTCACCGAAGATGCTGTAGGCACGAACGATGTGAACAAGACGACGGGTGCTGATGATCTCATCAATACCACCATCATAGAAGGTCTTGCGGATGATGTCAGCCCAGTCTACCAGACGCTTGCAGAAGTCACGGTCTTCCAACTGCAGGTCCAGAGAAATACCCTCAAGAATACGCTGCTCGATCTTAGGAGAAGGATACTCTTGCTCAAACGTCACAGGGAAACGCTCAAGGAACGCTTCGTTGAGGACGTTGGTGCCGATGAAGCGACCATCATCAGAACCCTTTCCTTTAGTGTTAGCAGTAGCAACCACGTTGAAACCAGCAGCAGGACGGACATACTTACCAATTTTTTTGAGGAACACACCCTTGCCTTCAAGGATAGACTGAAGGCAAAGGATCTTGTTGGATGCCAGGTCTACTTCATCTAGAAGCAGCACAGCTCCGCGTTGAAGAGCCTCCACGACGGGTCCATTGTGCCAGACAGTTTCGCCATTAACAAGACGGAACCCACCAATAAGATCATCCTCGTCAGTCTCAATGGTAATG